AACCTACCTATCTGGAATTAGTGCTCAACAGCCACCAAAGTATAATCTTTATTTTGAAGAGTTTGGATCTATTATGCGTGAATGTGCATACTTTGACATTAAGTATGATCGTGCATACCCAGCACTTTATGCAAAACTTTCACCAACCTTTAATAATATAAAGGGATACACAACTTCTGGATTTTATGCAGACTCATACGGTGCAGAATTTTTAATATTTAATTCAACAGATAAAGCATTAAATCTAGATGAAACAACTGGAAATTTTTTAAGAATTCAAGGAGTCACATTTACACAAGATACAACGCATGAACTAACTGTAGATGAATTCTTTAAGAAGCGTGGCAATCTATCTGATCCAGAACTACTTGGAAACACATCAACTTATTCTAACCTGGTTGAAAAATCAAGGTACGATGAAATAAAATTAAGTAGATTGACATACGGTAAGAATGAGTTTAGTATTGATAGTCCGTATATACAGACACAAGATGATGCAGATGCAATGATGAACTGGATTATTAATAAATTAATGGTACCTAAAAAATCTGTTGGTATGAACATATTTAGCATTCCAACATTACAACTTGGCGACATTGTAACTATAGACTATAAAGATTCATCTGGTTTAGAGTTAGTTTCTAAAGATTCTTCTAGGTTTGTAGTTTATAATATAGAATATCAAAGATCAGAAAGTGGCCCAACAATGACAATTTATTTGAGTGAGGTATAAAGTGACAGTATCTCCAGTTCCACAAACTCCTTCAAACGCAACAGTTGTTTCAGCCTATTCTCCTGCACCAACTAAGACTGCCTCAATAGATACTGTTCTTTTTGATGATCAATCTATGTCTGTAGAGATTATGACAGACTTAATATTTGAAGATATTGGTGGTCATGAATTACTAAGTGTTTCTAGAAACGACATTATAAATGGTCAAAGAGTTTCCTATTCGCCAATTAAAAATCTGGGCTTAGTCCAGCAAAGATACAACCCAAATAATATTTTAAGACTACAGTCAACTTCTGATACCTATTTTGCTAACTTTTCAATTAAGTTTGAAGAAAAGGTCCCTCTTGAAGGAAATGGTCCTAATGGTGAGAATGTTTATATTGAAGAAGAAACTGGTGACTTAATTATTGAGACTGTTAATATGAATAATGATGAACAAATAGAGATTCAAATCGCCATAAATGGTACAATATATGAAGCGAACTTTGGAGCAACCACGTCATGATAACTAATAAGGGTAAGAGCATAATTGGAAAGTATATGCTTGGTCAGGCCCCTGCCTATGCCTCATACCTTGCAATTGGCTGTGGACCGCAACCGTTACAGACAGAAGATGTTGCAGACGACTTTGCAACAAAAACAAACCTAGATTTTGAAATGTTTAGAGTTCCTATCTCTTCTAGAGGATTTATAAATGAAAACGGTATTGATAAAATTGTACTTACCGCAGAACTACCAACAGAAGAAAGATATGAAATAACAGAGGTAGGGCTATACTCTGCAGGATCAAACCCATCTGCTGGTGCTAACGATAGTAAGACTGTATTTTCTTTTGCACAGGGAGAGACCTGGGTTCATCATACCGCTTCTGCAGCAACAGCAATACCAACAATATCATCACCTTTAGATGATCCAGAAGATGATAATGTTATTGCAATAAATGGTGTATTTCAAACAAATGCAGACAATTCTATATTTTATAAAACAAATCGTCTTGAAAGATATGAACGTGCAAGGTTTTTAAATAACACAATATTAATTCAAGGAGATGATTCAGATTTAACCTTAGATGGTGGTGGTTCTGGTGGAGTTGATAATATTGTTATTGAGGCTGGATCAAATCATATACACTTAACTGCACCAAATGTTAATTTTTCTAAAAACTCTCCAACAGATGAATTAAGGTTTGCATTTTCTTTAGTTAATAAAGATGGTGATTCTGTAGCAGTTCCAGACACAATTAGAATATTAATTGATTTTGCAGGTACAGATGTTACAAATCCAGATGTTTATGCAAGGTTTGAAGTTGACATTGAAAATGGTTTTGATGGATACGATTTTGAAACAAATAGATATTTTGTGGTAAAAAAACAACTACAAGAACTTTATACAACTCAAAACTTTACATGGGAAGCAGTTACCGTTGTTAAGATTTATGCTTGCGTTATTGATACTGGAATTAGTGGAGGACCACTTCCTTCATCTGATTATTATATTGCACTAGATGCATTAAGACTTGAAAATATTGCAACAACAAATCCACTTTACGGTTTGACTGGTTATTCTGTTATTAAAAATGACACTTCTGCAACTATCATTAAGTCACCAAATACAAGCAATTATATTGAATTTAGATTTTCTATTGGTGTAACATAATGGCTGATGCAAATATTAAAAAAACAAGAATTTTAAAATCAGCATTGCCACCAGTTGACCATAATACTTTAAAATATAATACAAGATATAGGGTTATCTCTGAAGATAAAAACAGAACATCTCATTGGTCCCCAATCTATAATTCTAGTGGATCTAGTGTTATTGGTACAAGCGGAGCACTTTCAATAAATGAGCAAATAATTACAGCAGTTTGGGGAAATGAAAATCTTCACCCAGCATATGATATATTTGTTAGTTTTGACAGCAATGCCTTTTATTGGCATGGCACATCATCAGTTCATTCATATTCTTTTTTAAATGAAGGAACAACAACAGTTAGAGTAAAAATACAGTTAGTATCATCTAAAAAAGAAATAAAAGCGGGATTAGGAATCTTTGATTCTGGATCACAATCTTTGATATAATCTAATAGGAGGAATAAAATGGCAAAAGTACCACTACCAGAAAGAGGGCAACCTCTTGATGTTACATATATTTATCAGTTAGCAGAGGCAGTGAATGACCTATCTACTTCTATTTCTGATGCAACATATAACTATACAGATGTTGACGTAGTTGGAGCAGAAAAGAAAAGTCTAAAGACTTCAGATACAAAATTTGTTGGAAAATATAAGTCAATTGCAAACAATGAAACGGTAACTGCGGGGCAAGAAAAAACTTACTCTGTAACATTTTCTAACTTTAAGTTTCCTCCAATTGCTACGGCATCAATTGTAAACATAAGCGGTACAACTGCTGGATCAAATACAAGCGTTGTAATAACTTCTATAACAACTTCAGAAGTTCAATTTATCGTAAAGTTTGGTACTTCTGGAACAGCATCAGTTGCTGTTAATGTTATTGCAATTGGTATACCAAACTAGTATGATATGTAAAAGATGCGAAGGAAAAATGTTTGTTGATAGGATACATTCAAACATAGATCACTTAGAAACATATTGTGTAAAGTGTGGAAATAGAAAATTTTATCATCCACCTAGCGAATCTGTGGAGGGAAAATGGTTACTGCAAAAGGAAAAATTCAGAGCGAAGCATATAATAGCGAACCTGTAATTCCTGGCGGTAAAAAAATATGGTTTCTTAATGGAGACTTAGTAAGACTTCATCATAGTTCTAGATCAACAGGAATGGTAACTGTTTATAATATTAACAAAGACAGATTAGAAACTTGTTTACGTTCTGACTTTAGAAGAAATAGAAAGAAAGCATATACTGTTGCAGAGACTGCTAAGTTAGTTAATCGTCATAGAAAGTATATGCCAAGATTAATAAAACGAGGAGTCATACCTCCTCCAGTTGGATCAAGCATTGATGGAAAAACGGGATGGCAAATTAGATCTTATTATTCAGAAGACCACGTTAAAGAGATTTGTGCTATACTTGCAACTATACATATTGGACAACCAAGAAAAGATAAATTAATAACAAATAACATGACTCCTACAAGCCAAGAGTTGACAAGGCGAATGGGAGACGGTATACTTACATATACGAAGACAGAAGATGGGCGATACATTCCAGTGTGGAGTGAGTCTATTTAATTATTGAATGGGTGGATAATGGAAAACGATAACACAAAGGTATCTGTAACACTTGGATATACACTTAATCTAGGAAATTTTCAATCACTACGCCTTGATTTAGGAATTGTAGATTCAAAGCGTGATGGCGAAAACATAGATGAGGCTTTTGGTCGTGTCTATAAATTTGTAGAAGATAAACTTACAGAAAAAATTCAAGAAGCAAAATCTGAAATCTCAGATTAATGGCTGAGCGCAAAGACCGAATGGCTTTGCTCAGTAGGTTTAACAAGTTTTACTTGCAACGGTATGAGCAGAAGTCTAACATGAATCTAAACGTTGAACAGTGGGCTGCTGATGCCCTTGTAGAATCATATGGTATTGCTCAGTGCTATGATATTCTTGAATACTACTTCAGTATTGCACAAGACCCATCATGGAATTACTTTGCATACAATGCAGAAAAAATTATTAATGGTAAAGCCGAAGTAGAGCAAGACAAAAAAGAACGTCAAGAACGTAGAAAATTAGCAAAGGAGTGGTTAGGTGAATAATACAGAAGCAAAGTTAATTTCTGCAGTATTACAAGATAAACAAATTCACGTACTACTTCAAGCAAATGTTGAAACACTATTAAGAACACACAGCGATGTTTGGAACTTTATTCGTTTATATTCTGAAAACAATCAATGCCTCCCACCAGCAGACCTAGTTACAGAAAAGTTTAGAGACTTTGAGCCTGTTGCTGGAATTGGAGCAACAAAACACCACCTTGCAGAATTGCAAACCGAATATCTTAATGATAGCCTAAAAGACATTTTACGTAATGCTGCAGGAGAAGTTCAGAGCGGTAATGGCGGAGAAGCCCTTGAACATTTAATTACAAAGACTTCTGAGTTAAAAAAGAATACATCTGCTATTCGTGATATTGATGCAACAGATCTTGATTCTGCTGTTGCATATTTTGAAATGGTTCAGAAACAAAAAGAAAATGGTCAATTAGGAATTAAAACAAACCTTCCAGGATTTGATAATTATCTTCCATCTGGAATTATGCCAGGACAGTTGGGAGTATTCCTTGCTTATCCAGGAATTGGTAAGTCTTGGATGGCTCTATACTTTGCAGTTCAAGCATGGAAGCAAGGTAAGTCACCACTTATTATTTCTCTTGAAATGTCTGAAACAGAAGTTCGTAATCGTATTTTTGCAATTATGGGTGAAGGTCTTTGGTCACACAGAAAATTATCTAATGGAGAAGTTGAACTTGATATGCTTAAGAAGTGGCATTCTGATAAGGTTGCTGGTCGTCCAGAATTTCATATTATCTCAAATGATAGTGGTGGAGAAGTAACTCCTTCTGTTATTCGTGGAAAGATTGATCAGTACCGTCCAGATTTTGTTGTTGTTGATTACCTGCAACTTATGTCTCCAAACCAAAAGGCTGATTCTGAAACGGTACGAATGAAAAACCTTTCAAGAGAACTTAAACTAATGTCTATCGGTGAAGAAGTACCTATTATTGCTATCTCATCTGCAACACCAGATGATGTAAAAGATCTGTCAAGTCCTCCAACACTTGGACAAACTGCTTGGTCTAGACAGATTGCTTATGATGCTGACTGGGTTATGGCCCTAGGTCGTGCAACTAATAGTGATATTATTGAATGTGTTTTCCGTAAGAATCGTAATGGGTTTATGGGAGACTTCTTGGTTCAAGTAGATTTTGACAAAGGTTATTACAGGTATAAAGACTATGAAGACAAGTAATATATATACACAAGAACAAATTAAGCGTGTTCTTGTAGGTTCTGGAGTTGACATTGAGGCAGAGTTTGGCAATGACTTTATAATCTTTTGTCCATATCACAACAATAATAGAACACCTGCTGGTGAAGTTGCAAAGGATAGTGGATTATTCTTTTGCTTTGGTTGCCAGACAACAAAGAACCTAGAAGAACTAATTATGCACATGTCTGGAAGAACATACTTTGAAGCAGTTCGCTATATTAAAAGTAAAGAGACAGAGCACGACATTGAAAAGTTAGTTAATAAAACATTAGTTGCACCACCAGAGTTTACTCCATATGATGAATTAATATTAAAGCGCTTGCATAACCAATTGCTTGCAGATGAAAAGCCTAAGAATTATCTTAAGTATAGAAAGATAAATATTTCTTCATTTACAAAGTTTTCACTTGGCTATTCAGAAAAACAAGACTCAATTACCATCCCTATGCATTCACCAGATGGTATGTGTCTTGGCTTTGTTGCAAGAACAATTGAAGGTAAAGATTTTAAAAACACACCAGGATTGCCAAAGGGTAAAATATTATTTAACCTGCACAGAATTAAATCATCTGGTACAGTATATGTAGTTGAATCATCTTTTGATGCTATTCGACTAGACCAAGTAGGGTTCCCAGCAGTTGCTACTCTGGGGGCTAATGTATCTAATTCTCAAATTAAATTGTTAGAAAAGTACTTCACAAACGTTGTACTAATTGCAGATAATGATGAGGCTGGTAATATAATGAAAGATAAGTTAGTTGAAAAACTTGGATCTTTGGTTACTACTATTAGACTTGATAAAAAATACAAAGACATAGGAGATATGGAAGATGAAGAAATTAAGAACTTAGAGTTCCAGTTTGACAAATCTATATCGGCTATGCTAAACTAGTATCTAGTGGGGGAAATATGAAATTTAGAACACAATGGCTAGAAGCCTTAAAAACAATGAGATTTAAGTCTTATTGGAATAAGCCCAATACTGTAGAGTTCTTTGCCTTTATGACAAAGATCTGCATTATATTTCCTGGACTTCTTCTAGGCAAACAATTTTGGTGGCTATATATATTTGCTTTGGTTTCAAGCCTGGCTTTGATATGGTCATCAACAGTAAAGACTCTACCCACAATTATTTGGTTCAATATTTTGTGGTCTTTATTGGCAATTTTATCAATTGCAAAACATTTTGAACTAATACTAAAATAAATATACAACAACACGAAGGAGACAAATATGAGTATTGTAAAGGGATTAAAGAACATCGAAACCCTACTCGAAAAACCAAAGTATGATGAAAACGCACCAAAGGTTAAGTGGCTAAAACTTGCCGATGGACAATCAGTAAAGATCCGATTCATTGAAGAGTTGGATGAAGATTCTGCAAACTATAATGCAGAACGTGGCCTTGCACTAGTTGTAAAGGAACACACAAACCCAAAGGACTATAAGCGTAAGGCTGTAGATACAATGGAAACAGAAGGCCGTGACTGGGCAGAAGAAATGCATCGTAAAGATCCAAAGGCTGGCTGGAGAGCCCGTCTTCGTTTTTATTGCAACGTTCTTGTAGACGACGGCATTGAAGCACCATATGTTGCAATTTGGAATATGGGTATTAGCAAGCAGTCATCATTTAATACAATTCGTGAGTATGCTCTTGAAACAGGAAGCATCTCTAACGTACTATGGAAGTTAAAGCGTAATGGTCAGGGTACTGAAACCAATTACACACTAATTCCATCAGCACCAGATAAGGAACCATTTGCTTGGGGAGATATCAAGCCATATCCACTAGAATCTGCACTACGCAAGATTCCATACGCAGAACAAGAAGCGTTCTATTTGGGGTTTGACACTCCATCTGTAACTTCATCTACCAACACAGATTGGTAATATGAACTACGTAGGCTTACACGTACATACCCATTACTCACTATTTGACGGCGTAGCAACTCCAAAAGAGTATGTTGACCGTGCTAGTGCTTTAGGTATGCCAGCAATCGCAATCACAGACCATGGTACGTTATCTGGTCACCGTGAGATGTATCGCATGGCTAAAGAAAAGGGTATTAAGCCGATTCTAGGTCTAGAAGGATACATGTGTGCAGACATATCTGATAAACGAGATAAGTCTGAAAGAGAAGGTCAGCAAGATCTTGTCTATAACCACATTATCCTTCTAGCCAAGAATAAATTAGGTTTAGAAAACCTTAACAAGATTAGTGAATTATCATGGACAGATGGTTTTTTTAAAAAGCCAAGATTTGATTTTGATATTCTACAAAAGTATCGTGAAGGTATTATTGTAACTTCTGCTTGTCCAAGTAGTGTTATTGTTAAGGCATTAGAAGAAGAAGAGTTTGCTCTTGCTAAGAAATACATTCAATGGTTTAAAGATACCTTTGGTAGTGATTACTACATTGAAGTAATGCCACACAATGAAGCACAAATAAATAAATACCTAATAGAACTTGCAGATGAGTTTAGCATTAAGGTTGTTGTTACACCAGACTGTCACCATGTTGACCAATCACAAAGAGAGATCCAAGAGTTTAAGTTGTTGCTTAACACACATGGTAAAGTAAATAAAGAAGCAACATATGAAAAGTCAAAAAAGCAACCAGACATGATGAAGCGACTTGACTATCTATATGGAGAAGATCGCCAGATAACATTTAACAAGTTTGACATTCACCTTTTGTCTTATAAAGAGATGAAGGCAGCGATGGAATCGCAGGGTATTGATAGACCTGACATCTATGCCAACACTCTACTACTAGCAGATACAGTAGAAGACTATGAGATACAAGATGGACTAAACCTACTGCCAGTACAATACAAGAGTCCTGATAGGGAACTTGCTAAGATATCTTTAGAGGGCTTACAAATAAAAGGTTTGTCAGATAACAAAGAATACCTAGATAGACTTGATGAAGAACTTAAGATTATTAAAGATAAGAAGTTTGCACCATACTTCCTTGTAGTTCAAAGCATGATTGCTTGGGCTAAGAAGGAAGGCATTATGGTAGGTCCAGGTCGTGGATCTGCAGCAGGTTCATTGGTTTGTTACTCACTTGGAATTACAGACATTGATCCAATTAAGTATGGACTTCTATTTTTCCGTTTTATTAACCCAGAACGTAATGACTTTCCTGATATTGATACAGATATTCAAGATAACAGACGTGATGAAGTTAAAGACTATCTTGTTAGACAGTATAGACACGTTGCATCTATTGCAACATTCCTTGAATTTAAAGATAAGGGTGTTGTGCGAGATGTAGCCAGAGTTCTAGATATTCCATTAACAGATGTAAACAAGGTTTTAAAGTTGGTAGACACTTGGGATGAATATTGTTCATCAAGGACTGCTGCTTGGTTTAGAGAAAAATATCCAGAGGTGGAGGTTTATGGTGAACAATTACGTGGTCGTATTCGTGGTACTGGTATACACGCTGCTGGTGTGGTCACTAGCAAAGATCCGATTTTTAGGTTTGCTCCAATGGAAACGAGATCTAGTCCTGGGTCTGATGAACGTATACCTGTGGTTGGTGTCGACATGGAAGAGGCTGAACGCATCGGGCTTATAAAAATTGATGCACTTGGTCTTAAAACATTAAGTGTTATTCAAGATGCAGTTGCTATGATTAAAGAAAATCATTATAAAGATATTGACTTAGATTCTCTTGATCTTGCAGATGCAAAAGTTTATGAAATGCTTTCTGATGGATATACAAAAGGTGTCTTCCAGTGTGAAGCAACACCATACACAAACCTTCTTGTTAAGATGGGTGTAAAGAATTTTAATGAACTTGCTGCATCAAATGCACTTGTTCGTCCTGGTGCTATGAATACTATTGGTAAAGATTATATTGCTCGTAAACATGGTAAGCAAAATGTATCTTATATTCACCAGATTATGAAAGAGTTTACGGAGGATACCTATGGCTGTGTTCTTTACCAAGAGCAAGTTATGCAAGCATGTGTACACCTTGGACAAATGTCCATGTCGGAAGCAGATAAAGTTAGAAAAATCATTGGCAAGAAGAAGGATGCTAAAGAGTTTGATGTATACAAAGAACAATTTGTCAAAGGTGCTTCTGCCTATATTACTCCCAATAAGGCTCTTGATCTATGGCACGACTTTGAAGCACATGCAGGCTACTCGTTCAACAAGTCTCATGCGGTTGCTTATTCTACGCTCTCGTATTGGACGGCGTGGCTAAAATATCATTATCCTCTTGAGTTTATGTTTGCATTACTTAAAAACGAAAAAGATAAAGACGGAAGAACAGAATATTTAATTGAGGCAAAGCGCATGGGGATTCCAGTAAAACTTCCTCATATCAATGACTCTGATTTTGATTTTAAAATTGAGGGTAAGGGAATTAGGTTTGGCCTGACTGGTATTAAGTTTATATCAACTAACATTGCAGAAAAGTATATTGCTGCTAGACCATTTAAAACATACAAAGAACTTGAAGAGTTCACATTTACAAAAGGCAATGGAGTCAATAGTCGTGCACTTAATGCTCTGCGTGTAATTGGTGCTGCAACCTTTGCAGATCAACCAAGAAATGATGCTGAGATTAAGGAAAATCTTTATGAGTTCTTAAACCTTCCAGAGTTTAACATTACTATACCTTCACATTACTATGCATTTATTCAAGATGTTGATTCTTTTGAAGAAAAGGGTTCATTTATTTTAATGGGTATGGTTAAAGCAATTAAACGTGGCACTGGCTGGTCAAGAGTAGAGTTATTAGATAAGACTGGATCAGTTGGAATATTTGATGAAGAGCAAACAACTATTGAAACAGGAAAGACATACCTTATTCTTGCTACAGATAACAGAATTGTATCTGCTATTCCAGTTGATGAAATTAAGGGATCTCCAAATGCCCTAGTAAAGTTTTTAAGTTATAAACAACTGCCTTATTCTGAAGAAGAATTATTTGTTGTTTCTTTTAAACCAAGAATGACAAAGGCTGGAAAGAAGATGGCATCTCTAACATTAGCAGATACTAGTAGAGAACTTCATTCTGTAACTGTGTTTCCTACTGCATTCCCAAGAGCATACATGCACATTGAAGAAGGCAAGGCTTATAAGTTTAGTTTTGGAAAAACAAAAGACGGAACAGTAACATTGGAGGATGTACATGTCGGTTAGTATAGAAGAAGCATTAGCACTACTTGATCCTAAGTTAAGAAAAAAACTTGGTAGTGGAGTTGGCATTAATTATGAGTATCAAGCAACACCTAGTTTTGGTTTAAACCGTGCTCTAGGAGGGGGTCTTCCTTATGGCAGACAAGTTCTTATCTGGGGCTCCAAGTCCTCTGCAAAGTCCTCTATGTGCCTTCAGATGATTGCTATAGCCCAAGCAGAAGGAAAACTTTGTGCATGGATTGATTCTGAAATGTCATATTCTGAAGACTGGGCTAAACAACTTGGAGTAGACCCAACAAAACTTATTTATTCACAAGCAAGAACTATTAGTGATATGGTTGATGTAGGTGTTGGATTAATGAATGCTGGTGTTGACTTAATAGTTATAGATTCAATTACATCAATGCTTCCTGCAATATATTTTGAAAAAGATACAGATGAAATGAAAGCATTAGAAAATACTAAACAGATTGGGGCAGAGTCTCGTGACTTTAGTAATGCGTGGAAAATGCTTAATTATGCTAACAATAAAGTTAAGCCAACTCTTCTTGTACTTATTTCTCAGTCCCGTAATAATATTAACGCTATGTATACTAGCCAGCAGCCTTCAGGTGGGCAGGCTACTAAGTTTTATTCGTCGTGCGTTATTAAATTATTTTCGTCAGAGTCAGATAATCAAGCACTTAAGGGAAAGATTAAAGTAGGAGATAAATTAATTGAAGAAAAAATTGGTAGAAAGATTCGCTGGGAACTACAGTTCTCTAAAACCTCTCCAGGGTTCCAGTCTGGTGAGTATGATTTTTATTTTAGAGGTGACGATATTGGTATTGATGCCATTGGTGATCTCGTTGACACAGCAGAATCAGTAGGACTCGTTAATCGTACTGGAGCATGGTATCAACTTGATGATGGTACAAAGGTTCAAGGGCGAGATGGGTTTATTAATCGTGTAAGAGAAGATTTAGATTTACAGAAAAGCCTAAGAGATAAATTGGCAAATGGCTGATAGCAATTTTAGTATATTTAGTGGAAAGTTTCCATGCAAAAAATGTCATGAAGAAGTATTATCTTTAAGACTTTGGAATGAAACTGGAGATGCAACATGGATGTGTTCTGCAAAGCATGTGTCCAAAGTTGCGTTAATACCAGCAAAGAAGAAAAAGAAAGATTTTACTAATGAGTGAAAGATCTGAGTCAAAGCGAATTGGTGCTAAGCAGCATAAGAACTCTGGTAGAAACAACACCAAGGGTGATGCATCTTGGAATAATTTTGTAATAGATTTTAAAGAATGCTCTAAGTCTTTTACGCTAAACCAAGATGTTTGGGCTAAGGCTACAACTGATGCATTAAAGAAAAGCATGGATCCTGCTTTGGTTGTTGTGCTTGGCGAGGGTACACAAAAGGTACGCCTTGCTATAATAGAACTAGATATGTTACAACAGTTAATAGAGGAGAGCAAAAATGTCAAATGAGGGTTCACAAAAAACAACGCTAGAGCAGGTAAATGGTTTGGCTGAAATCGCAGAGTATATGAATGATGAAGAACTTACGGTTGCTCTTACAATGATTGCTAAGATAATTATTAAACCAGATATTCCAATTCAGGTTGCAAGTCTTGAGATTGTTAGACTACAGGCAATTGCAGCCAAGATGTCTTTAAAGGCTACATGGATGGCCAATGTTGATAAAGGTGACAGGGCAAAGAAGAATATTTATTATACCGCAGCAGAATCAATTAACGATTTGGTATCAGCATTAAAATACATTATGCGCTAACCTGCTATACTTATATAAACAAGGGATGATAATGACTAAAAATTTACTACAACAAATAATGATTAGAGAAGTTGAAACACCAGCACAGTTAGATGCAAAAGAATTAGTTAAGATAATTGAAGCAGGATATCTAGTTGGGCGTGAGCCTAAGCATACACAGAAGAAAACCTTTGGTCCTTCTACTATTGCCTATGGCCATGGAGAGTGTCCTAGATACTGGTACCTGGCTTTTGAGGGTGCTGTATTTGAAGACAATGCTGATCCTTATGGTGTAGCAAACATGACCAACGGAACTCTTTCACATGGTCGTATTGAAACAGCATTTAAGAATTCTGGTATTTCTATTGATTCAGAGTTTAAGGTTTTTTATGATGACCCACCAATTTTTGGGTACGTGGATAACTTTATTCAATGGAAGGGCGATGAGATTGTTGTTGAAGTAAAGACAACAAACAATGAAGTCTTTGAGTACCGCAAACGCACAGGTAAGCCTAAGATGGGTCACGTATCTCAGTTACTTATTTATATGAAGATACTAAAAAAGTCTAAAGGTGTTATTATTTATGAAAATAAAAACAACCACGAACTACTTGTAATTCCAGTAGAGGTAAACGATCACTACAGAGCCTGGATTGATATGGCATTTCAATGGATGCGTGAAGTTCGTAAGGCATGGGAAGACAAAACTCTTCCAACTAAAAACTATAGATCTAATTCAAAAATCTGCAAGAATTGTCCTATTAAAAAGGCTTGTGGAGAAGCAGGGGTGGGTGTAGTAAAGATAGCATCCCTGGAGGAACTGAGTGAAGTTATGTAACGTATGTGATGTATCGTTTAAACCAACAGTAAGTTATCAAATTTATTGTACCAAGGTTTGTAGAGATATTGCAACTAGAGAAAAGATTGTAGAAAGATACAACGTCATAAAAAGACAAAAGCGAAAAGGGAAGAAACGTTTATGTCTGGGCGGTTGTGCACAAGAACTTTCTATCTATAATGACTCTGGATTTTGCTCAAACTGTAATGTTAGTGAAAAGGCAGTTGCAAAAATGCTAAAAGAATTGAAAGGTTATATTGAGTATGAGCAAGACTAAATGGGGAGCAGAGGCACAGCCAAAAACTATTTGTGCTATTGACGCTAGTACCAATAGTCTTGCTTTTGCTTTGTTTGATACCCAACAAAAAACGTTGGAAAGTATTGGTAAGATTTATTTTGAAGGAAGTAACATCTATGAAAAAGTTATGGATGCTGGCAAAAAAGTAAAAGCCTTTTTTGATATTTATGGTGGCTTTGAAGCAATAGTTATTGAGCATACAGTGTTTATGAATAGCCCTAAGACTGCTGCTGACCTTGCATTAGTTCAAGGTGCAATTCTTGGATCAGCAGGACAATCTGGAACTAAAACGATTGGTAGAGTTTCTCCAATTACTTGGCAAATTTTTATGGGTAATGGGAAAATATCTAAAGAAGAACAGTTACTAATACGATCTCAAAATCCTGGAAAGTCTGATTCATACTACAAGGCTCACGAAAGAATGCTTCGTAAAGAAAGAACAATTAACTTTATTAATATTAATTATGATAGAACAATTACAGATAATGATGTCGCAGACGCTTGTGGCATTGGTCATTGGGCAATAAAAAATTGGGAGAAAGCAATAGGAGATAACAAATAATGCCAGAGTTAAATGCAAACATACCACCGATAAACTGTTATGTAAGAGGAAATTATTTAAGAAACCATCAAGATAGCCACGATAAATACTTTGAGTGCGTAGTCTTTGGTGTTTCAAGTTTAAAGTCTAGAAGCCCACTATTTCATATTTTGATGCCAGACGGTGGCCTTTGGTGGAGACTTCCAATTTCTGCTTTTTGTACAGAGCCAGGAGTTCCTGAAGTTGATCTACATAACCTAGTTCTATGGAATTCTTTTAGTCATCATGTTGCTGTAACAAGATTTGAAAATCTAACAAACCTTAGAATGTCGTATATTGATAGAACAAAGACAATGCATAAGGGGACGTACCTATTTACACTAGACTGGCATAACCCAGATAGCAATGTCTTAGATGATGGATATTCTGAAAGTCCTGCAGACCACAAGTGTGGACATGTTATTCAAAGAGATGATGGAAATTTTGCAATTCAGCCTAATAATAGAGTCAGGGTATATGAGCCTTCGTTTACCCTGGAAAAAGAATATCTAATTGACAGAATAATTAATGAGAGAAAGTATGACGTAGAAAATCAAGACAAATGGATAATGGAAAACTCTGATAGATTTAACTATGATATTGACTTAAAATAGGTTGACAAATAACATTATGCCTGCTAAACTATATACATCAGAAGTCTATATGCGTAAGCGTTACCTTATGGATAAAAAGACTCCAGAAGAGATTGCAAAGGAGTGCGGAGCCAGTGTTGAGACTATCTACGTATACCTTGCTAAATTTGGATTAAGGAAATCTAAAAGATGAATAAAATAAAAAAAATTATTTTTATATTGTCATTGGCTGCAGCAGCAGGCATTACCTATACTATTGTTGCATTAAAAAATATTCCAGAATCATTTGACTGGAACTTAGAAGAGGATGAAGATGAAGATTATTAAACATTTTATAGATTTTACAAAAACACTTACATTAAGTTTGTTTTGTAAGCACACAGAGTCATCTGTGTCTTCATGTCCGTTTACTGGAAGAACATACACAGATTGCTCAAAATGTTTTAAAAGGTTAAACGTTGAGGTAACTGTGTGAGCGCCAATCTGCATATTACCGTTGACCAAGTAAATCATCCCGCACATTACACAACAGATCCTTCTGGAATTGAGTGCATTCAGATTACTAGACATCGCAATTTTAATATTGGAAATGCCTTTAAGTACTTGTGGAGAGCAGGAATTAAAGATGAAGCAAAAACGATTCAAGATTTAGAAAAAGCCATCTTTTATATCAAAGATGAAATAAATAGACTAGAGGGAAAGTATGTCAACTGAGACAGAACTTATTCAACATCTTGATGAAGTAAATCAAGTGGTTACGGAATATCTTAAGGGTAATGACCCTACAGTTATTTCTAAAGAACTAGACATTCCACGAACCCGTGTTGTGTCTTTAATTAATGAGTGGAAGGTTATGGCATCTGCAAATGATGCTATTCGTGCCCGTGCAAAAGAGGCTTTGGTTGGAGCAGATACACACTATACAAAATTAATTACAAAGGCTTACGAGGTTATTGATGAGGCAAGTCTATCAACAAACCTTAGTGCTAAAACTGCTGGCATTAAGTTAGTTTTAGATATTGAGTCAAGAAGAATTGACATGCTACAAAAGGCTGGACTTCTTGAGAATAAAGAACTTGCAGAAGAAATGATGGAAATTGAAAGACGACAAGAAGTTCTTGTTGGAATCTTAAGAGACATTGCTTCAGAGCATCCAGAAGTACGTGATATTATAATGAAAAGACTTTCTGTTATTGCAAAAGAAGGAGAAGTGATTACCGTTGTCCACGATGTTCAATGATTTTCTTGAAGTATTAAAAGAGAATCATTTTATTGAAACTCCAGTTGACGTAAAGACATTTGTCCAGTCACCTGATTATCTTGGTCAACCACTTTTATCTGATATTCAATACGAAATTGTAGAAGCCATGAGCCAAATCTATCGCAAAGAAGACGTAATAGATATTATGGGAGATATTGAAGGAACAAAACACTTTAATAAATACACTAAAAACGAATTAATTCTGCAACTTGGCAAGGGATCTGGAAAAGACTTTATATCAACAGTAGCCTGTGCATATGTAGTATATAAACTATTATGCCTTAAAGACCCTGCAATTTATTACGGTAAGCCTGCAGGAGATGCTATTGATATTATTAACGTTGCTGTTAACGCACAACAAGCAAAAAACGTTTTCTTCAAAGGTTTTAAAACAAAAATTGAAAAGTCACCTTGGTTTGCTGGAAAGTATAATGCAAAGGCTGACTCAATTGAGTTTGATAAAGCAATTACAGTTTATTCTGGACACTCAGAAAGAGAATCTCATGAGGGTTTAAACTTGCTTATGGCAGTCCTTGATGAGATTTCTGGATTTGTAAGTGAAGTAGTATCTGGCAATGAACAAGGAAAGACAGCCGATAATATTTATAAAGCATTCCGTGGTTCAGTAGACTCTCGTTTTCCAGACCTTGGAAAAGTTGTTTTGCTTTCATTCCCACGCTATCAGGGTGACTTTATTTCTCAACGATATGAATCAGTAATTGCAGAAAAAGAAACCATTGAAAGAACACACACTTTTATTATGAATGAAGACTTACCCCATGAAGACCCTGGTAATCAATTTCAAATCTCGTGGGATGAGGATACCATCCTTCAATACAAAATTCCAAGGGTATACGCATTCAAAAGACCTACATGGGAAGTAAATCCAACCCGTAAGATAGAAGACTTTAAACTAGCGTTTTATACTGATCTTGGTGATGCCATGATGCGTTTTGCTTGTATGCCAACATACTCATCTGATGCTTTCTTTAAACAAATTGACAAGGTTGAGAAGTGTATGAACAGTAGAAATCCACTAGATTCATTTAGAAGGTTTGATGAAACCTTTGTGCCAGATCCAGAGAAAACTTATTACATCCATGCTGACCTTGCACAAAAGCACGATAAGTGTGCGGTAGCAATTGCTCACGTAGATAAATGGGTAAATATCCAGGTAATTAAAGACTACGAACAAGTAGCACCAATAGTAGTAGTAGATGCAGTTGCATGGTGGGAGCCAAGAGCAGAAGGACCAGTTAATCTGTCTGAAGTTAAGCAATGGATTATAAACCTTCGTAGACAAGGTTTTAATATTGGCATGGTTTCTTTTGACCGTTGGCAATCATTTGATATTCAAAATGAGTTGCAGGCCGTTGGAATTAGGACTGAAACAGTCTCTGTTGCCAAGAAGCATTACGAAGATCTTGCGATGATGATTTATGAAGAGCGTGTGTCTATCCCAAGAATACCTATCCTATTAGAAGAAATGTCAGAACTTAAAATTATGAAGGGTAATCGTGTTGATCACCCCCGTAAAAAATCTAAAGACTTAGCAGATGCCGTAACTGGTGCGGTATTTGGAGCAATATCACATACACCAAAGAATAATAATACAGAGATAGAAGTCCATACCTGGTCTACTTCAGCACGACTTGCGGAGAAAGAGCAACGTATGGTAGAATTAGATAATCCGAAAATGCCTGACGATGTTAGAGATTTCTTGGACGGCTTTAATTTAATTTAATATTCTGGTCAAAGTATCAGATAAACTAACAAGGAGAAAGAATGAATTCATTTAAGAAGATTAGCCTAGTCTTGGCTGCAGCCTTGGCTGGTACAGTTCTTGGTACGGCAACTGCACAAGCAGTTCCTACTATTGCGGTATCTGTTAATACAGTTGCAGATACAGACGCAAATACAGTAGCAGGTGCAGCAGTAGTAACTGTTCCATCTGATAATAAGGTGGAGGCTGCCGATGCAGTCAAGTTTGCCTTAACAGGTATTGACACAGCAACAGTAGTTTCTGTTGTAACATCAGGAGCATTTATTGTTCCAGCACTTCACACAACTACTGCTCCAGTAACCTCTGCTTCAGGAGTTACTTCATATTCAGTTAATGTTGGAACAGGTACAACAGCAGATTTTTATGTTTACACAAAGTCAACTGCTACAGGTACTGTAACAATTACCAATGGTGGAAATACATATGTATACTACGTAAAGGGAACCGCTGGTCCTGCATACAACATTTCGCCAGTAGTTGCTCTATCAGCAAATACTTCAAGCGTTGTTGAATACTCAACTACAGTTACAGATATTTTTGGAAACGTACCAGCAGCAACTACACCAGTAGTTACAGTTGTTGGTGCAACAGTTTCTACAGCATCTGCAGCATCTGACACAACAACAGGTATCTCAAAGGTATCAGTTACATATCCAGCAACAGCAGGCAATGCTGCTATTGGTTTTGCTATTACAGCAACAGATGTTGATGGACTACCAGTAGCAGTTAAGTCTGTTACAAAGTTTGTTACAGTTTCTGATCTTGCTACAAGCAATGCAGCACTTACTGCACAACTAGCAGCCTCAGTCGCTGCTCGTGCAGCAGATGCAACAGCAGCAGCAACAGCAGCAACTGCTGCTAAAGCAGCAGCAGATGCAGCACTTGCAACTGCAAAGGCAGCACTTGCTAAGTCAGAAGCAGATGCAGCAGCAGCAAAGGCAGCAGCAGACAAGGCACTTGCAGATGCAAAGGCAACAGCAGCAACTGAAAAGGCTGCAGCAACTGCAGCATCAGATCTTGCAGCAGCAACATATAAAGCAGAGTATAACGCTCTTGCAAAGAAGTGGAACGCAAAGAATCCAAAGGCTAAAGTTACTCTAAAGAAGTAACTTAACTTAATAAGTTAGAGGGTTGGTTAACACCAGCCCTCTTTCTTTTTATATAAAAATGGTATAATAAACTTATTAGTCATGTCCACCACTAAGGCTATATAAGGAGAAAAATATTAAAAACATACTAATCAGATCAGGGTTAGTGGGGTTATTTTTAACATTATGGATGATTTTTTCTCCAGTAAATTTTTCACATGCAGATGAGGTTCCAGCCCCTGCTGAGCAAGTTGTAGTTAGTCCAGCACAAATAGCCGTAAATACAGCCATTGCAACAGCCACTACTGAGGTTGCACAAGCAGTGTCAGCATCAGAGACAGCAACAGCCACAATAGCAACAGCAATTCAGGCAGTAACAACATCTAACACAGCCGTAGCAGCAGCAACTGCTGCAGTCACAGCAGCCACCACTGCTGTAGCAGAAGTATCAAATGTTTCCACAGTTGTAGCAACAGCAGCAACAGTAACTACTGATGTAACGACTGCGGTAACTGCGGTAACGACAGCAATTGCAGCAATACCAGTAACTGCAACAACAACAACTCCAGAAGTTGCTGTAGCACAAACTGCTGTCACGGCAGCAACTCCAGTGGTTGAGGCTGCAACTGCAACGGTATTAGCAACAGCAACTCCATTAATGACACAAACACCAACTACGGTTACTCAAGTAGCAACAGCAATTGCAACAGAAGTTGCACAATCTGTAACAGCCTCTACAGCAGTTCAAGCAGCACAGACAGCAGTAACTGAAGCAACAGCAACGGTATCAACTGCAACCACGGCAGTAGCAGCAGTAGCACCTGCACGGACAGAGGCACAAACACAACTAACTCAGGCAAATGTTGCTATCAATAATGCTCAAGATGCAGTAAATGCTTTGGCAGCAACAATTGGAGCATCAACAAATGTATTAGCAAATACAGATGATGCTGGAGTTCGTATGAACCTTCCATTTAATTTACGTATGGGAAACACTGTTTATAATAATGTCTATGTTGGCTCTAATGCAACTATTACTTTTGGTGTTAATGAGGGACAAAACTATTATTCAACACCAACTGCTCCTTCTATTTCTATAGCAGGATATGACTGGACTACCTGGAGTAATGGCTCTGGCGTAACTTACTCAACAACTACTAACACTCTTTCTGTGGCCTGGGATGTTCGTCCATATCCACAAACTACCGCTGATACACAGATGACGCAAATTAGATTTAATGCTGATGTAAATCCAGCAGATGGTGCTTGGATAGCAGATGTCAGTGTTACTGGACCTATTCCAAATGGTGCTCGTTTTAATACTAGATCAAGTACTAATGGAACAATTACTCCTATCACTGATACAAATTCTGGGCCTGGATTTAATGGAACTATTAGTCAAGGTGCATCATTTACACCTACACCAGATCCTTCAACAGCAGCAATTCAAACAGCAATTGATACCGCTAATGCACAAATTGCTACATTAAACTCAGCAATTACAGCAGTTGTTGCAACAAATACAGCAAACACAAATACAGTAATTGCTCCCATTGCAACAGTTTCACAAAATACTGTAACTGCATTAGCAACAGCAAATACAACATTAACTGCAAAAGTAGCAGACCTTGCAATTGTTTCTACAGCAGTAGAAAAAGTAACTACAGCACCTACAATAATTGCAGAGGCACAAGCAGTAATTAATGCAATTCCTGCACCAACCTCAGCACCTGTTCCAACTCCTCCTGCTTTGGTTGAGCCACCAGCCCCTGAGCCACCTACAGAACAACCCACTGTAGACCAACCACCTGTGCCAGTTGAGCCACCTGCTGAAGAACCACCTATTGAAGAGCCACCCACAGAACAACCACCCGTAGAAGAGCCTACCGTGCCAGTTGAGCCTCCAACAGAACAACCTCCTGTAGAAGAACTACCTACAGAACAACCTCCTGTAGAAGAACCACCTACAGAACAGCCTCCAGTTGTTGAGCCTTCTGTAGAAGAACCTCCAGTAATTGAACCGCCAGCAGAAGAACCTCCTGCAGAAGAGCCACCTGCGATTGAGCCAGAGGCGGGATCAATAGAAGATGTAAATAATACAGTTGATGATGCATTATTAGATGGAAGAGTAGATAGCACAGAAGTTGAAGCAATTGCAGAATCAATGGCTGCAGATGGTGAAATTGATGGAAAAGAAACTAATCAATTAATTGAAGCATTGGCAGCAGATGGTAAAGTTTCTACTGCAGATCAAGTAGCAGTATTAGCAGCACTTGCATCTGATGGTGAAGTTTCAAAAGAAGATGTTGCAGCAATCGTAGCCTTAGTATCTACTGATGGGAAAATGTCTACCGCAGAAAAAGAAATTGTTGCTGATGCATTGATTCAATCAGTTGCTCCTGGAGAAAATCTTACAAAAGAACAAGTAGCAGATGCTGGAATTAAATTAGCAGACTTACCACCAGATACACCAGTAGAAGTTCGCACTAGTGAAAGTGGGCAAGAAGTAGTTATTACAGCAGAGGTCGGCGCACAAATTGAAATAGTTACAAATATAGCAGCATTTACAGAAGAACTGTTTAGCAATCCAGTAGCAGCCATTGCTGCCCTTGGAAGTATAGGTGCAGATATGACTGTAGAGGAAAGAGAAGAAGCAACCAAGATGGTTGTAGCAACAGTAGTTGCAACTGGAGCAGCCCTAAATGCTGTAACAGTGGCAGGAGCAGCAGCAGGAGCAGCAACTAATGCTGCAGCCTCAGCAGCAAGAACCGCAGGTGGAACAACCCCAACACCTGGCGGAGGCTCAAGTGGTGGAGGACCTAGCGGGGGAGACCCAAGAATAAGGAGAAGGAAACCATGAAAATAATCAAAAAAGTAATGCAGGATATGATTGATCAGTTATGGACTTTACTTGGTATGTTTATTGCATATGTAGTACTAGACGGATCAGCCAAGCAAGTTGTTGGGGTAGCAATAGTTGCAACTATGTGTGCCTGGGCAATTACATATCCAGTTAGAAATAAAGACTGGAAGGATGAGGAATAATGGCAACTAAAAAAATAGTAGAACCCCCAAAAAATGAACACCCACAGAAAGCAATAACAAATATTCTAATGAGAATTCTTGCGGTATTCGCAGCATCAGGACTATCAGTCTTGGGAGCAGGAGCCGTAGTAGGGATTGACACAATACAGGCAGTTATGCTTGCAGGACTATTAGGAGTAGCAACAGTTATTGAAAGGCTGGCTAGGGCTTTTTTGGACGATGGAAAACTATCATTGGCAGAAATCAATGATGCGTTTAAATCAGTAGACAAAAAGGCTAATTAGTCATATTTTAGACCTTGCTTGACACCCCTCCTGGGGCAATGGTATACTTAAATATACCTAATCTGGGAGGGGTTTGTCATGACTTGCATCGCTGTTGTTCGCCATGAAGATAAAGTTTACATGGCTGGAGATCGTGGAGCATCAGATGATGGTACTATTCTAGCACTTGAAGCACCAAAGGTTTGGAAGATAGGACCTTATCTTATTGGGTATGCAGGTGCAATGGACGGAGAAAGAATCCGTTATAACTTTAAACCATCTGCTCCTAATATCAAAGATACAGATAGATTTATGCAGACAAGGTTTGTTAAAGAACTAAAAGAATTTTATAATGAGTTCTGGGTAGACACATCTAAAGATGGAGACCTTGGTTTAATTATCTGTGTTCGTGGACAAATATATGAACATAGTTCTGCAGATATGTCTTTATCTAAATATTCCCTGCCATATTTGGCTATGGGTTCTGGAGCAGAGTATGCTTATGGAGTTCTATATGCAACAGATAAACAAAAAAATGCCAGGAACAGAGTAGTCCAAGCAGTAAATGCTGCAATTAAATTTAACCCTTCATGCATGGGGCCAGTTGACGTAGTGAGTCTTTAGGAGTATACTTATAATATGTCCGAAGAATGGGAAGAAATTTTAAACAATATGCAAGACAAAGACTTAGACTATAAAGAGTTTGAGATTTGGCTTGAAAACGGAATTGAACGGGGATGGGTAACGGAACCGTTCTGTAACACTCATGAAGGTGATCCCTATATGAATGAAGAAGAGCAAAAGGAATGGGAAGAGGGCGGAGACCCTTGCCAAGTAGTAATTAAAATCAAAGAAAACTAACAAGGAGAAACATGAAAAAAATAGCAGTGGGAATTGTAGCGGTATTTAGTTTAGTACTATTACAGCCAGTACATGCAGAACCAAACAAGTCAATTGTTATTATTGATACAGCAATTGATTCATCTATTCCGCAACTAAAGGCAAAACTTGTACAAGAAGTTTGTATTCTTGGAAGCATGGTTTGTCCAAATGGTCAAAGATTCCAAGAAGGTGTTGGAGCAGCAACTCTTCCATCATCTGTAGCATTAAAGGGTGGGTTTGAACATGGAACCATCATGGCACTTGTTGCTAATCGGGTTAATCCAGATGCAGATATTATTTTTGTTCGCATTGCAGGACTAACTAAGAGTGGAACAATGGACACTTATAGCATTAATGAAGTGACAAAGGCTCTTACATGGGTAGTTGCTAATAAGCAAAAGTACAATATTGTTTCAGTTTCTGCATCACAGGGAAATCATAACTTAGGAACAGGACCAAAGTATTGTCCAATTCGTGTAACACATGCAGAACTTATTGGAAACATTGATAAGTTATCTGCTGCTGGAGTTGCAACAATTTTTGCTGCTGGAAATAATAGAGATTACTTTAGAATTGATTTTCCAGCATGTATTCCACAGGCTGTAGCAATTGGTGGAGCAACAGAAGATAATGCAATGGCTCCATATTCAAATGCTGCACCAGAGGTAGATTTTTATTCTCTTGGAGTATTTGATACTCAAATTGGAAGATTTGCAGGAACATCTGCAGCAACTGCAGCATTTTCTGCATCATGGGCTAAAAATTATAAGGGTACATATCAAGCAACATATGATTACTTTGTATCAGTATCTAAGCCAGCAGTAGGAAGAACAACTACAACCAATAGGCTTGTAAGTCTTTTAGGTTAAGTGGTTTTGGTCTGTAACTCAGATGGTAGAGTGCCGAACTGTTAATTCGGATGTCGCAGGATCGATCCCTGCCAGACCAGCATGTTATAATTAAATATGATAAAAATAATTAAACGTTGGTGGTTTTTAAAAAAACACAACAAAAGAAATAAAAAAGAAGACTTTATATACTAATATGAATAGCATAGATGAAGATTCTTTTTTAATTCCATACAGAGAATTTAATAAAGTTCCACATTCAGATAAAAATATATATGGAGATGAACCATTAAATAAACTTCCTTTATTTGATACATGGGATAAAGATTTTAATTATATTAAATTAGGATTAAAAAAAGAAGAATTAAATTCTTTAATGTTTAGGTGCGATGAATTTACAAAAATACATAATGGTACCCATGTACTTTTTTCTGGATGTTCGTATACATGGGGTGTTGGACTTTTGTTTAATGAAAGTTGGTCAAATAAACTTTATAAAGAAATATCAAAAAATAATCAATTATCTGGATTTTTTAATTTAGCAACCGCAGGATCTTCAATAATTACACAGGTTATAAATATAATAAAGTATTCAAAAAAATATGGAAATCCAAATATAATCTTTTTAAATATTCCAAATTTAATAAGGTTTTATGGATATAACTCAAAAGAAAAAACAATTATAGATGCAGTATATAATAATGAAAATATTAAAATTTTAAGACTAATATCTTATCAATATTTATTTATTTTAGGAGAATACTGTAGAAGCAATGGCATTAAACTTTATGCTTTTACTTGGATGGATAATGAAAAAGACTATAAAGAGCAGTTTATTGAAACAGGAATAATTAACTTTGATTTTTTTTATGAAACAAATAAAAAAGAAATGGCTGATCACATAATTAATTTTGAAAAAAATAACCCTAATAATGAATATAATATAATAGCAAGGGATGGTGGACATGCTGGAGTTGCATATCATGACTACTGGTTTAACTTTATATATAAAAAATATTTAGATAAAAATGATAATTTTAGGAATTAATGAAACATCTCATGACGCATCAGTGTCTTTAATTAAAAACGGTGAGATACTTTTTGCTGGTCATGCAGAAAGATATAGCAAACAAAAAAATGACTGGTATAACAACAAAGAAATTATTTTAGATGCATTAAACTACGGAACTCCAGACGCAATTGCATACTACGAAAAACCCCTGCTTAAAAAATCTAGAATGATTCTGCATGGTGGATCCAGCGACTGGAACCCAACATTTCCAATAGATGTTCCAGTTCATTATTTTAAGCACCACTATTCCCACGCTGCAGCAGGGTACTATACAAGTGCGTTTAATGATGCAGTTATTGTAGTTCTTGATGCAATAGGGGAATACAATACCTCCACAATTTGGGCAGGTGAGGGCGATAAGATCAAACTTAAGTATAAGCAAAACTATCCTGTTAGTTTTGGATTGTTTTACTCTGCATTTACACAACTCATCGGACTTATGCCAAACCAAGAAGAATATATTATGATGGGCATGGCTGCATACGGAGACTGGAGAAGGTATTACAAAGAAATAGATGAGTATTTTCCAGAGTATGATCAACAAAAGTATAACTTTCATAAAGGAATTAATGACTGGGGAATGGTCATTACTGAGCAAGATAAGTTTGATATTGCTGCAGCAGTACAGGTAGTTTATGAACAAAGATTAAATCAGTTTATGCGTATGGCAAAGTCCCTTACTGGTAAAAACAATTTAGTATTTATGGGTGGTTGTGCTCTTAATTCTTCAGCAAATACATTGCTATGGAATATTTTTGATATGATTTGGATCATGCCTAACCCAGGAGATGCTGGTAGTTCTTTAGGTGCAGCAGCAGCCCTTTATGGAAAGCACCTTGAATGGAAGACTCCTTATCTTGGTTATGATCTTGGAGGAGAGTATCCTGTTCAGCAAATTGTGGACGGTATATTAAAAGATGGAATTGTAGCAGTAGCAACAGGCAGAGCAGAGTACGGACCAAGAGCCCTAGGAAATAGAAGTATTCTTGCAGATCCAAGAGATGCACTAATTAAAGACAAAGTTAATCTAATTAAACAAAGAGAACTTTTTAGACCATTTGCTCCAGTTGTTATGGAAGAGTTTGCATCTAAATGGTTTGACATGGACTTTGTAAGCCCCTACATGCAGTATACCGTTAAGTGCCTACAACCCAATAAGATACCTTCTGTAGTACATTTAAATGGAACATCAAGGGTCCAGACCGTAAATAAAGATCAGAATCGTGGGCTATGGAGAGCAATAAATAAGTTTTACCTTGAAACTGGCGTTCCAGTCTTATTAAACACAAGTCTTAATATTAAAGGAAAGCCATTGCTTAATGATGAAAATGATATTATTAATTGGGAAAAAGCATACAACTTTACAATATGCAGGTAATATGATATAATTATCTTGTGCCTGCCGTATAGGGGCACATAACTTATTCGCTTGAAAGGGGAATAAAATGGTAGTAACACATGCAATGGATCTATTCAATGATCCTTTTTTTATTGGCTTTAACAGAGAGTTAGGCCGCTTAAATACCGCACATAAAACAAACTCACAGACATATCCTCCATATGATCTTCTCAAACTAGATGAAGATACATATAGAATCTCTTTGGCTGTTGCTGGATTTTCCAGGGAAGATATTAATATCTCAGTAGACAATGGAACTCTTATTATTAAAGGTGAACTTGTAGAGGTAATAGATGCTGAAGTAGTTCATAAGGGTATTGCTGGTCGTAAATTTGTACGATCATTTGCTCTTGGAGAATATATGGAAGTAACTGGTGCAGAAATGAAGGATGGT